GCTGCAAGCACCGCAGCAGTAATGTCCGAGTTGGGCATGCCGTTTGAGATGACACAGGAAGATGAAGACGCTGCGCACAAGCTCTTCTCTCAAATCGACAAAAAGAAAAAGTCGGGCACAAAGAATGAGGACGTTAACCCCCCTTCTTTATATCAAGGCAGCACTGCGCTAAAGCTAGCATCTTTGCTAACCGAGTATGACCATAGAGTTATTCTTGATGCTACTCAAGCACGCACGTACATCACAAACCGCCTGCTAGAGATTAGCGCCTGCGGAGACCCAAAAAGCGAACTCCGTGCTATAGAACTCCTAGGGAAACTCTCAGATGTGGGAGCCTTCACTGATAAGTCTGAGATCACTATTACGCATAGAAGTGCAAATGACCTGCGGCAAGTGATACAAGACAAGATTTCCAAGCTTTTGCAGATTGATGTTGTTGATGTAGAAGCAAAGAGTATTAGTGATGAGCTAGGACTACTAGACGATGAACCCCCAAGAACTACAGAACCTACTCAAAGCTCTTCCGAACCTGCCTAACTCAGTGTTGCAAGACCTTTATGTCTCTTTAGAAGAGCATGAAATCTTAAGCGAGCGCGAAAAGGCTAGGGATAAGTTCATGACTTTTGTAAAAAAGGCGTGGCCGGGGTTCATTGAAGGCGCACACCACAAGAGAATGGCTGATGCGTTTGAGCGAGTGGCTGCTGGGACGTGCAAACGGCTCATCATTAACATGCCACCCCGGCATACCAAGTCAGAATTTGCCTCATATCTGCTTCCAGCGTGGTATTTAGGTAAGTTTCCACACAAAAAGGTGATACAAAGCTCAAATACAGGCGAGTTGGCCGTGGGTTTTGGCCGAAAGGTGCGAAATCTGGTGGATCAAGACGTGTATTCCGAGATTTTTCCCGGTGTTGGGCTGCAAACGGACTCAAAAGCGGCTGGACGGTGGAACACCAACAAGGGTGGCGACTATTTTGCTATCGGTGTGGGCGGTACAGTGACGGGTAAGGGTGCAGACATCCTTATTATTGACGATCCGCACTCTGAACAAGAGGCGGCGATGGCCGCAAGCAACCCAGAGATATACGACAAGGTGTATGAGTGGTATACGTCAGGTCCGCGTCAGCGTCTACAGCCGGGTGGGTCGATTGTTATTGTGATGACGCGCTGGGCACAGCGGGATTTGACCGGACAAGTGCTAAAAGCAGCCGCTGCAAGGGGTGGCGAAGAGTGGGAAGTGATTGAATTCCCCGCAATTTTGCCCTCAGGTAGCCCGCTATGGCCGGGGTTTTGGTCTCTTCCAGAGCTAGAAGCACTAAGAAACGAACTACCCAACGCCAAATGGCAGGCCCAGTATCAGCAAAATCCTGTAGGCAATGAGAGTGCAATTGTCAAACGAGACTGGTGGCAGTGGTGGGAGGAAGAAGACCCACCCGAATGTGACTACATTCTCCAGACGTGGGACACGGCTTTTGAGAAAAACAACCGTGCTGACTACTCTGCGGGGACAACTTGGGGCATTTTTAACCACAAGGACGACGGCAACAGACCCAACATCATCTTACTTAATACGTATAAGAAGCGTGTTGAGTGGGTGGAGCTAAAGCGCGACGTGCTCAAAGAGTACAACGAGTATGAGCCGGATGGCTTGCTTATTGAGAAGAAGGCCACGGGAGCGCCGCTGATTTATGAACTCAGGGCGATGGGCATACCTGTGATGGAGTACACGCCTAGTAAGGGGCAAGATAAGATAGCACGTCTCAACTCGGTCTCAGACATAATTGCATCGAAGAAAGTTTGGGTGCCTAGAACAAGATGGGCAGAAGAGCTAGTAGATGAGATTGCAGCGTTTCCATCAGGCGAACACGATGACTTGGTGGACGCTACAACTCTGGCGCTTATGCGCTTTCGACAAGGTGGGTTTCTCCGTCTTCCAACTGACGAGCCCGAAGACATTCAATGGTTTAAGAGTCCGCGTAGAGAGCGGTACTACACAGTGTAAGGACGCATCATGGCCACAAGTTCAATGGACAAAAGTTTGTACGCAACCCCTATGGGTCTTGCCGATATGGAGCAAGAGCCAGATATAGAAATTGAGATCGAAGACCCCGAATCTATAACGTTTGGCCTGGGGGATTTAGAAATCCAACTTACGCCAGATAAAGACACGGACGAGGAGTTTGACGCCAACTTAGCCGAGTTCATGGACGACAGCGATTTACAGTCTTTGGGCGAGGACTTAATAGAAGACTTCGGTAGAGACATAAACGACCGCAAGGACTGGATGCAGACTTATGTGGACGGGCTGAAGTTGTTGGGTCTGAAGTACGAAGAGCGCACCGAGCCGTGGCAGGGGGCGTGTGGTGTGTTCCACCCCATGCTGACTGAGAGCGTAGTTAGGTTCCAGAGCGAAGGCATCACTGAGACGTTCCCAGCCGCTGGGCCTGTTAAGACTGTGATCATCGGCAAAGATACCCCGGAGATTGAAGAAGCAGCAGTGCGAGTTCGTGATGACATGAACTACCAGTTGACCGAGGTGATGTACGAGTATCGCCCCGAGCACGAGAAGATGTTGTGGAATCTGCCCATTGCGGGTTCTGCGTTTAAGAAGGTGTACTACGACCCAAGCAAGGGGCGGCAGATGGCGGTGTTTATTCCTGCCGAAGATATCGTTGTGCCCTATGGCGCGAGTAACTTGGAGACCGCCGAGCGGGTTACGCACATCATGCGTAAGACCAAGAATGAAGTAGCCAAGCTTATAGAAGCTGGGTTCTACATGGATGTGGAACTAGGCGAGCCCACGTATGAGTTAGACGACATCGAAAAGCAGAAGGCCGAGGAGACGGGCATGTCTGCGATTCAAGACGATCGCTATAGGTTCCTTGAGATGCACATTGACTTAGACTTGGCTGGGTACGAGGACAAGGATAAGAAGGGCCGACTCACTGGCATCGCATTACCCTACGTGGTTACTGTAGAAAAAGGGACACGCAAGATCGTGGCCATTCGGAGGAATTGGTATGAAGGAGACGTTCTTAAACTCAAGCGGCAACACTTTGTCCACTACCAATACATCCCCGGATTTGGGTTCTACGGATACGGACTTATTCACCTTATCGGTGGATACGCTAAATCCGCCACAATGCTTATTCGTCAATTGGTGGACGCAGGAACTCTATCTAACCTCCCCGGAGGACTTAAGTCGCGTGGCCTTCGGATTAAAGGTGATGACACACCGATTCAACCCGGAGAGTTCCGAGACGTAGACGTACCAAGTGGCTCCATCAGGGACAACATCCTGCCCCTGCCGTACAAAGAACCGAGCCAAGTGTTGTATCAGTTGTTTGACCGCATCGTCCAAGAGGGGCGCTCGTTTGCCTCTAGTGGCGACATGCAAGTCAGTGACATGAGCGCTAATGCTCCAGTGGGCACTACGTTGGCTATATTGGAGCGCACCCTTAAAGTGATGGGCGCGGTGCAGTCGCGCATGCACTTCACGATGAAACAAGAGTTTAAGCTTTTGAAAGTCATCATTGCTGACTACACCCCCGAAGAGTATGACTACGAGCCAGTGGACGGTAGCCGCAAGGCCAAACGGGGTGACTACGACTTGGTAGACGTGATCCCCGTGAGCGACCCTAATGCGTCAACGATGGCTCAGAAGGTTGTGCAGTATCAGGCGGTCCTACAACTTGCCCAGTCAGCCCCACAGTTGTACAACTTGCCCTTGTTGCACCGCCAGATGATTGAGGTGCTAGGGGTTAAGAACGCTTCCAAGCTAGTGCCTGTTGAGGATGATCAGATTCCTACAGACCCTGTGCAAGAGAACCAGAACTTGCTGACGGGTAAGCCCGTCAAAGCGTTTATTGAGCAGAACCATGAGGCCCACATTCAGGCGCACATGGCGGCTATTCAGAACCCAAAGGTTCAACAGATGATGCAGCAGAACCCACAGGCGCAAGCAATCATGGCGGCGGCAATGGCTCACGTTAATGAGCACATAGCGTTTGAGTACCGCAAGCAAGTTGAGTTGGAGCTTGGCGCACCACTGCCCACTGAAGAGCAAAACAAGCAAATTCCTCCTGAGATTGCTGATCAGATTGCAATGGCAGTTGCTAAAGCATCGCAAAAACTTACTCAACGTGACCAGCAAGAAGCTCAACAACAACAGGCGCAACAACAAATGCAAGACCCAGTTATACAAATGCAACAGCAAGAGTTGAAGTTAAAGGGGCAGGAGCTTGAGCTTAAAGCCCAGAAGCAGAAAATTGAAGCCGCATCCAAGGCTGACCAATTGCGTATTGAGGAGTCACGAATCGCAGCACAGAGGGAAATTGCTGCAATGCAAGTCGCGGCTACAGCAGCCGCTGCGAAAGACAAACTCGCCTACCAAAGCGAGATTGAAGGGGTTCGTATGGGCATGGATGCGGCTAAACACCGTACTCAGATGGCCGTACAGCAAGCGCAACGGGCAGCGCAAAAATCGCCTAGTAGACCTAGAAAGGAAAATGATTGAGTGATTACAAACTCTTAGCCGTAGTTGCCAAAGAGATCGAGAAGGTGCGACAGGAGCAAATTGCTTTTATCGCTGCAAGCCGAGCCGATACCTTTGACGAATACAAAAAAGTCTGCGGAGTCATCCGGGGTCTGAACCTCGCAGAAAACATCATTAACGACCTTGTGCAAAAAATGGAGAAGTCCGATGACTGAGTTTGACGTAGCGGCAGTAGACCTGTCTGGAATCTTAAACACCACTGCGGAGCAAAAAGCTAAGCAGTTGCCTGACCCCAAAAGGTTTCATATGTTGTGTGTTGTTCCCGAAGCAATGGAGGAATATCACGACAGTGAGGTGGGGTTGATCAAAGATGCCAAGACGATGCATTATGAGGAAGTGCTCACTCCGATCCTATTCGTTGTAAAACTTGGCCCAGACTGCTATACAGACACTACCCGGTTCCCCAATGGACCGTCGTGCAAGGAAGGTGATTTTGTCATCGTCCGACCCAATTCAGGCACCCGTCTGAAGATTCATGGCCGTGAATTCCGCATCATCAACGATGACTCGGTTGAAGCAGTTGTGGAAGACCCCCGTGGTATTACACGAGCATCATAAGGAGTAACACATGGCAACATTGCCTGAATTTAAAGGTGAAGAGTACAAGTTTCCTGACGAAAAGGAGACTGCTGTTGAAGACAAGTTTGAGGTAGAAATCGAAGACGATACTCCTCCGCAGGACCGTGGGCGCAAGCCTATGAAGGAGCCCGTGGAGGACCCGACTGACGAAGAACTCTCCTCTTACGACGAGAAGGTACAGGCCCGCATCAAGAAGTTCACCCGTGGGTACCACGATGAACGCCGCGCAAAAGAGGAAGCTCAGCGCGAACGAGAAGCCGCCGAAACCTTTGCTCGACAAGTGTTTGAGGAGAACAAACGTCTCCAACAGCAGCTATCAACGGGTAGTAAAGCCTTTATCGAGCAGTCCCAGTCTGCCGCTGAGATTGAGCTTGTATCCGCTAAGAAACGATACAAAGAAGCTTATGAGTCTGGGGATGTTGACGCTCTTACGGAGGCCCAGGCAGAAATTGCCAAGGCTACCCTAAAGATAGACAAAGCCTCTGGTATGCGGCCAATTGAGGTGGAAGACAAGGATTTTGCCGCATCCCAACCTGCCCAGCCTAAGTTGGACCGTCGCACCCAAAAGTGGGTGGATACCAACAAAGATTGGTGGGGGAAAGACGAAGAAATGACTATGACTGCTATGGGGCTTGACAAGAAGCTACAAAAACAGTATGGTGCGGACTATATAGGTACTGAAGAGTACTTTGAAACCATCGATAAAACGATGCGCAAGAGATTTCCTGAGTATTTTGAAGATACTCAGAGCGATGAGGACGACGAACCGCCTCCAAATAAAAGAACGTCAGACCCGGTATACGAGGACGATCCTCCACGCCGTGCAACAAGATCAGCTACGGTTGTGGCTCCGGCCTCCCGTAGTACTCCGCCTAATCGTATTAAGCTAAAGGCATCCGAAGCGGCGATTGCTCGCAGGCTTGGGGTCCCAATTGAAGAATACGCTAAACAGGTTGCTCAACTAAGAAGAGGTGAATAATGGATCAAGGCCAAGTCAAACCTGCTGAAAAAGCACAAAACCGTATGAGCCGTGAGTTAGATACTCGTGCTGTGATGCAACGCCCAACAGCGTGGCGTCCACCTGAGACTCTACCTAGCCCAGATGACCGTCCGGGCTGGAGGCACCGTTGGGTGCGCATATCTACATTGGGGACTGCTGATCCAAGCAATATTTCTTCAAAGTTACGCGAAGGATACGAGCCGTGTAAAGCGGATGAGTACCCTGAGTTGATGATGCACGCTACCACCGAAGGTCGTTTTAAAGGCAACGTTGAGGTGGGTGGACTGTTGCTCTGTCGGATTCCAAGCGAGTTTTTGGATCAACGTATGAAATACTACGAGGCTCAAAATAAAGCCCAAATGGACTCCGTAGACAACAATTTTCTTCGTGAAAGCGATCCTCGTATGCCCCTTTTCTCAGAAAAGAAGACGAGAGTTACTTTTGGTTCTGGTTCTTAAATTTTAGGAGTCTTAGATGGCTTATCCTACAGTCTCGGCCCCTTACGGTCTAAAGCCTGTAAACCTAATAGGTGGACAGGTATTCGCGGGTGCAACCCGTTTGATGGAAATTGCGAGTGGTTATGCCACCAGCATTTTCTACGGCGATTTGGTTAAACGCATCACATCAGGAACAATCGAAAAGGACACTGGCACCACAACTGCCACTCCTTGCGGTGTGTTTTTGGGTGTTCAGTTTACCAATGGTTCAACTGGTCAAATTCAACAACAGCAATTTTATCCGGCAAGTCAGTCTATCAAGTCTGGCACGCAGATTTTTGCAGTCGTTGCAGATGATCCTGACACGCTGTTCCAAGTAGTCTCTTGTTCCGCAACCACAACCGTGGCCGCGATGGGCATCGCTGCTATTGGTAGTAACATTGCTTTGATTCAAAACGCTGGTTCATCTACTACTGGTAATTCAGCAGTGGCTATTGATGAAGGCACTCAAACTACTACCAATACGCTGCCTATCCGCATTATTGATGTGGTGCGCGAGACAGCAACAGGCGCTGACGCATTTGTTGAGTTTATCGTTAAGATAAATGCGACCATGCATCAGTACAACAACGCCACTGGCATATAAGGAGCATAAACCATGGCTATTTCACGCGCACAACTACTGAAAGAGTTGCTCCCTGGCCTGAACGCATTGTTCGGTATGGAGTACTCTCGCTACGGCGAAGAGCACAAAGAAATCTATGAAACCGAGACTTCTGAGCGTTCATTTGAAGAAGAGACCAAACTGTCTGGATTCTCCGCCGCTCCGGTGAAGAACGAAGGCTCTGCCATTGCTTATGACAATGCGCAGGAAGCTTGGTCAACCCGCTATACGCACGAAACCATTGCCTTGGGTTTTTCGATCACTGAAGAAGCGGTCGAAGATAACTTGTATGACTCACTGTCTGCTCGTTACACCAAGTCGCTGGCTCGTGCTATGGCTTACACCAAGCAGGTTAAGTCTGCGTCAGTCCTGAACAACGGCTTCTCAGCGTCCTACGTGGGCGGTGACGGCGTTGCATTGTTTAGTGCTAGCCACCCCTTGATCTCTGGTGGTGTCAACAGCAACACTCCTTCTACCCAAGTTGACCTGAACGAGACTTCCTTGGAAGCCGCCGTTATTCAGATCGCTGCTTGGACGGATGAGCGTGGTTTGTTGATCGCAGCTAAGCCCAAGAAGATGGTTGTTCCTCCTGCTCTTCAGTTCGTTGCTACTCGTTTGTTGGAGACCAATCTACGGGTTGGCACCGCTGACAACGATATCAATGCGTTGAAAAACAATGGCGCTATCCCTGAAGGTTATTGCATTAACCACTATCTGACCGATACCAACGCATGGTTTTTGACCACTGACGTACCTAACGGCCTGAAGCATTTCGTTCGTTCCCCGCTGGCTAACAGCATGGACGGTGACTTTGATACGGGCAACGTCCGTTACAAGGCCCGTGAGCGTTATAGCTTTGGCTGGTCTGATCCCCTCGGGATGTTCGGTTCTTCAGGTTCTACCTGATAAGCACCAGTAAAGAAGAGGTGGCTGGCCTTCTACTAGGGCTCCTTCGGGAGCCCTTTTTATTTGTTGCGCCCCATTTAAAACCGTGATATATTGCATTCATTCCGGGCTTTCCGGTGTATCTGACAGTCCCGGCTGACGACATGCAGACAGATACGCCCCACTTGCATGTAAGGAAAAATCATGGCACGCACTACGTTCTCCGGCCCAGTCGTATCTCAAAACGGTTTCATTACCGACCACACCGCTTCTTCCGCTAATGCAATTCCTGCAACGGCTACAGCCACTGCGGCGCAAGTTGCATCTGGCTACATTACCTCAACTTCAGCCGCCGCTACAATAATTACCTTGCCAACTGGCACTCTGTTGGGAGCCGCTGTAAACGCTACTCAAGGCACTGTGTTAGATTTGTTTATTGACAACACCGCTGGCGCATCAACTGTGACTATTGCTGTTGCCACCAACGGCGTCTTGTCCACTGGTGCTGTTGACGCTGCTGCTGCCGCAGGTACTTTTGGCGATTTGACAGTTGCCTCTGGTGTAACGGGTCTTGCTCGTTTCACCATCATGTTCTCCAGCGCAACGGCCTACGTGTTTACACGCACTGCTTAATTAGGAGCATCTAATGGCGATGCAAACTGATGTACAGGCAAGTGTCCCGCTAACTGCTACGGGGCAATTTACCAATCAAACACCTGCGGCTCTTGGTAGAACAAGGGTCAAAGCTGTTTACATGGTTCCGTCAGCCACGGCTGGTAGTGTGATATTCAAAGATGGTGGTGCGTCTGGCACAACCGTTATCACGCTTAACACCGTGGCTTCTGCTACGCAACCTACATATCTTTCGTTTCCGGGCGAGGGTATTTTATTTAGCACCAATGTTCATGGAACTGTGGCAAACGTAACTTCGGTCACAATTTTCTATGGCTAAGTCCCCTGCATGGCAACGCAAGGAAGGCAAATCCGAGAAGGGCGGCTTGAACGCCAAGGGACGGGCTTCCTACAACAAAGCCAATCCCGGCAAGCCGGGTCTGAAAGCACCGCAGCCCGAGGGCGGCAGCAGGCGCGACTCTTTCTGTGCAAGGATGACTGGGATGAAGAAAAAGCTGACCAGTCCCAAGACAGCCAAAGACCCGGATTCACGGATTAACAAAAGCCTACGGGCTTGGAAATGTTAAGGACATATCATGGCAAAAGCTAAACGGTTTGACGAAGGTGGCGATGTTGGTAAAGCATTGCTAGGTGGTCTAACAGCAATCCCTCAGGCGCTTTCAAGAGCCCTTGGGATGAAATCAGGGCTAGAAGGTGGCGAAGGCTCTGCGTTGCTTGAAAAAGCAATGAAAGACAAGGAAGCGCAGAAACAGATGGCTATGCAATCCATGGCACCCGCTGGCGTTATTGGGGCTGCTGGAGCCGCAATGAAAAAAGGTGGTATGACTGCTTCTCGCCGTGCGGATGGTATGGCCCAACGGGGTAAAACCCGTGGAAAGATGTACTGACATGAACCACGACACAAAGACCATGGTTGACGGTGCGGCAGTTGTGATGGGCCTTGGGGGCTTCTTAGGGTGGATGACGCCCGTGGTAGCACTTATTGGCGGCGTGTTGACCATCGTGTGGATGGTTATTCGTATTTGGGAAACTGATACCGTACAACGGTGGGTGTATAAAGATGCCGTCAACAAGTAAGAAACAACATAACTTCATGGCGGCGGTGGCTAACAATCCAGCGTTTGCCAAGAAGGTTGAAGTTCCTCAAAGCGTGGGACAGGACTTTGCTACGGCAGACAAAGGTAAAAAGTTTGGGGGGACTCGCAGCCGCGCAGACCTTCAGAAGATCAACAAACCTGAAACTCGCCAGGGTAAAAGCGAGCTTTTTAACAAAGGTGGCGAAATGAAAGACTCTAAAGCAATGCTTGGTAAAGAGATGGCCTTTATGAAGAAAAAAGGCGCTCCTGCTTCCATGATGAGGCATGAGAAGGCCGAAATGATGGGCATGAAAAAAGGCGGCATGAAGAAAATGGCTGATGGCGGTATGCCCATGAAAGACGGCAAGCCTGCGTTTATCGGTGACGGTAAAGGCGCAATGAGACACGGCGGCATGGCTAAAAAGATGGCTGCTGGCGGCTCTGCATCTAGTCGCGCTGATGGTATTGCTCAAAAAGGCAAGACCAAAGGCAAGATGATGGCTAAGGGCGGTCGCGCCTGTTAAAGGGGTAAATCATGGCTGAATCTAACGCTGGCGCAGGTCGCGGTAAGCAAGGTGGCCCAACGGCTAAAGAACTTGCAGACTACGACAAGAAGCAGAATGCAGGTATCTACACGGAAGGCAAAGGTAGCCCGCCTCAAGATATTGACAGTGCTTCGGCACCGGTCAAGAAGGCTTCAGGCGGTAGCGTTGGTTCTGCTTCCAAACGTGCAGATGGTTGTGCCCAGCGTGGCAAAACCCGTGGAGTAATAGTCAAATGATGGCCTCACGCGGGATGGGCAACATCAGCCCATCCAAAATGCCCAAAGGTGTTAAGAAGGCACGTCGGGATGACACTGACTTCACTGAGTACAAAGAAGGTGGTGAGACTAAGTCCAAGGTAAATGAAGCCGGTAACTACACCAAGCCCGGTTTACGCAAACGTATTTTCAACAGCGTCAAAGCTGCGGCAATTGTAGGTACAGGCGCAGGGCAATGGAGCGCGAGAAAAGCGCAGGTCATGGCTAAACGCTATAAAGCCGCAGGTGGGGGATACAGAGATTGAAACCGCCGCAGACTTCCCTAAAAAATTGGGGCGATCAAAAGTGGCGCACCAAGTCGGGAAAGCCTTCGTCAAAAACGGGTGAGCGGTATCTCCCAGAAGCTGCGATCAAAAGTCTTAGCTCTGCGGAGTACGCTGCAACTACAAAGGCGAAGCGGGCGGGTAAGGCGGCGGGTAAACAGTTTGTAGCGCAACCAAAAAACATTGCAAAGAAAACAGCAGGGTTTAGATAATGGCAGTCACCTCTGGCGCAACAACATTTAACCTTGACCTAACAGAATTGGTTGAGGAAGCCTACGAGCGTGCTGGCTCGGAGATGCGCACGGGTTACGACTTGCGTACAGCGCGGCGTAGCCTCAACATCATGTTTGCAGATTGGGCCAGTCGCGGCATCAATATGTGGACGTTTGAGCCGGGCATCATTGACTTGGTTCAAGGGCAAAACACCTACGCACTGCCAGACGACACCATTGATCTGCTGGAGCATGTGATTCGCACGGGCGGGAACGTGGCGGCAACGCAGGCCGATTTGACCATTACCCGTATTAGTGTTTCTACCTACGCTACGATCCCCAACAAAATTCAACAAGCCCGCCCAATTCAAGTCTGGGTGCAGCGGTTCAACGGTCAGAATTCGCCCGTGAGCGCGACTCTGAGCACCACAATTACCTCGTCTTCCACCGATATTGTGTTGAGCAATGCTACGGGTTTACCCGCATCTGGCTTCATTAAAATTGACAGCGAGATCATCAACTACGGATATATAACAGGCAATACCCTGTCTAACTGTTTCCGTGGCCAGCAAAACACTACTGCGGCGGCTCACACTTCTGGAACAACTGTGTACTGGGCGCAAGTTCCAGCGGTCACAGTTTGGCCGACTCCTGACAATGCCCAGACGTATCAGTTTGTGTACTGGAGACTGCGCCGTACTCAGGATGCAGGTGGCGGTGTCAACGTCATGGACGTGCCGTTCAGGTTCATCCCCTGCATGGCGGCGGGTCTGTCGTACTACATTGCTGGAAAGATTCCTTCTGGTTTTGAGCGGATACCCATGTTGAAGGCCCAGTACGACGAAGCTTGGCAGATAGCGGCTGGCGAAGACCAAGAAAAAGCGTCTATTCGTTTTGTGCCGCGACAACAGTTTATCGGTTAACGTTAATGGGAAATAGGTTCGCCTCTGGTAAAAATGCGATTGCCCAGTGCGATCGCTGTGACCAGCGTTTTAAGCTAACGCTTTTGAAGCGTGAAGTCATCAAAGGGCGTAACTACGATCTTTTGGTGTGCCCAGAGTGCTGGGACCCAGATCAGCCACAATTGCACTTGGGCGAGTTTCCAGTAGACGATCCACAGGGTCTGCGTAACCCCCGTCCTGACCGAAGTTATGTAATATCTGGTTTACTGGCGGATGGTGAGTCGGGTGGTGGTAGCCGAATCTTTCAGTGGGGTTGGTACCCTGTTGGGGGCTCTAGGGCAAATGATGCTGGTTTAACGCCAAATAACTTGGTTTTAGGCGTGCAATTGGGTACAGTCACGGTAGCAACGACATAAGGAGTCAAGATGGACACGAAAACAGTAAAGAAAATTGCCGGTAAGGAAGTCATGGCACATGAAAAGCGTATGCACCCCGGTGCGAGAAAGATGGCTGCTGGCGGCAAAACTAACGACATGATGAAGCAATACGGGCGTGGCATGGCTAAAGTTATGGACCAAAAATCTGGGAGCAAATAATGGCTAAATTTAGCAAAAAAATGATGGGCAAAGAAGTTGGTGATGCCGCCACTTATGCCGCGCCGCACACTATGAGTGGCAAATCTGTCAACATTAACAGTGTTGGCAAATACCAGACTGACCCTAACAACATGAGCGCGGCTGAGTCTACCCCCGGTGGCATGCCTGCACGGCGTGTTTCTATGGGCAATCCAGCCCGTGATGATGTCAAAACTAGCGGCATCAAAATCCGTGGTACTGGCGCGGCTACCAAGGGTCTGATGGCCAGAGGCCCGATGGCATGACATATTTAGAGTTGTACAACACGATTCAGTCGTACACCGAGAATCAGTTCCCGGCTGTGTACCTTGCGAGTTCGAGTACTGTGTCTACAACGACACAGATCAATACTTTTATCACGCAGGCTGAACAACGTATATACAACTCGGTTCAGTTCCCATCTATTCGCAAGAACCAGTACAGCGCAATTACTGCAAACAACAAGTACGTGTCTTTGCCCAACGACTTCTTGTCTGTGTATTCTTTGGCGTTGGTGACAGGTGTTACGGGCGCTGATTTAGATACAGGCACGTTTGAGTATTTACTCAACAAGGATGTGAACTTCATCCGTCAGGCATACCCAAGTCCAAATGACACGGGCGAGCCAAAATATTATGCTTTGTTTGGCCCCACAATTGTCAGTTTAGCGATCACAAACGAGTTGTCTCTTATTCTTGGCCCCACGCCAGATGCGACGTACTACGTTGAGTTGCACTACTACTATTACCCTGAATCCATCACCACAGTGGCTTCTGGCCAGACATGGCTTGGCGACAACTTTGACACCGTGCTGTTGTACGGGTCTTTGGTGGAAGCCTACACCTTTATGAAGGGTGAGATGGATATCATTGCCGGGTACAACCAGAAGTACATGGAAGCGCTGGCTTTGGCTAAACGTCTGGGTGATGGTATGGAGCGCAGTGACGCATACCGCAGTGGGCAGTATCGGCAAGCGCCGCTACCACAGAATACTGGGGTTGTGTAATGGCATTCACAGGCAACTTTAGTTGCAACACTCTTCGATCAGGGCTGGCAAGCGGGTCGTTTGATTTCTCAACCGATGTCTTTTACTTGGCGCTGTACACCAATGCCGCCACACTTGACCAGACTACCACAGCGTATACCGCTACGGGAGAAGCAACGGGCGGAAATTATGCGCCAACTGGGTTGCCTGTTACTGCAACGGTTGGCACAGATACAACTTCATCTGGAAGTATTACATATATCAATTTCTCATCTCCCGCTTGGACGGGCGCAATCACTGCCAGAGGGGCGTTGATCTACAAAGCCGGGGCCAACGGCGCTGTGTGCGTGCTAGACTTCGGCAATGACAAGACATCTAGTGCAACTTTCACCGTGACGATGCCTGCTAACACCAGTACATCGGCACTCATTCGACTTGCTTAAAGGAGCAATCATGCTAGTAACCACGACAAAAGGCGACATGGACGATTCTTTGCTTGAAAAGCGGGAAGGAACCGTGGATAATGACAACGAACTGACCAC